TTTCATATCAGGCATAACTGAATCATAACTTCCACCTTTACTGGCCATCATTCTAACTTTGGAATGACTTTGACAAGGTGGACTTGACCAAATGAAATCAAAGTTTCTCCAATTCTTTGCTAAATATTCGTGAGCGTCACCAACAATTACATTATCATTGGGGTGTAGTTCTTTATATACATTTGCAATTTCTTCATTGTATTCAACTGCGGTTACTTCAACATTTTCCCATAACTTTCTATTTCCCCCAATTCCAGCATATAGATTTAATACTTTCATTCTTCCAATGGTTTGATAATAACTTCTGATTCTGTCATAATAACAACCCTTGCTCCACAGGACAATAAAGGTTTTGCATCACATCCTTCACCACCATATATAACTTTGCTCGGACCTAATATCTCAACTTCATTACAATAGGTGTTCTTCTTACCTTGTTTCACGGTTATGACTGGTAAGTTTGTTCCTTTTGTTTTATTGGAACGGATGTGATGTTGATTGACATGGATATAGGTTTTCACTCTATCTTTCCTTTTAACTTTAGATTTTGGTAAGTTTCTTCGGTTATATATTCTGTATCACCATTTGGTGCCATTATAATATAACCATTTTCCAATTTATTGACAACTACGAATAACATATTAAATTATATTTGTTGTATTTGATTTGATTGTTCCTAGATATGTATTTGGGTTGGATATCATTTGATTTCCTATAACACAACCACAAATACCATTACCTCCATTTTCAGGTTTACATACACAATTTATGTTTAGGTAATTAGTTTCTTTGTATTCGTATCTGTCTTTGATGAACATCGAGTCAGGATTGTTAGTCATCTCATATAATCGTATTAAAGAAAATATGGAACTTTCAATTTCTTTGATGTCTGTTGAATTATCAAAAACATCTTTAATTAACATTCTTAAATTGTCTATTGTCATTATATTGCTAATTCTAAAGGTGAGTTAATTTTTTTAATCTTATCAACATTATAAATCTTAAAATCTTCAATAGTATAGTCGTAGAAGTTTTTATCGTTTACTAGTTCAATGTAGGGATAATTTTCTTCAATTGGTTCTTTATTAATAATTTCAGTAGCGGCTTCAAAATGTCTGTCATATATGTGTAGATTTTGAACTAAATGACAGAACTTTCCAACTTTATAACCACAATGTTTAGCAACCATCATCTGTAAAGCAACATATTGTATCTTGTTTATAAACGAAGCTACGAGGTAGTCATTCGACCTCTGGATTAATGTCATATCCAAAACTTTATCTTCACCAACTTTTCTAACAGACCAAATGGTTTCATAGGCACAAGGATAAAGTCCTGGTGTTTCTCTTAAATCTGAGTATTGATACATATTCATAATGTGTCTTCTACTGAAGGGGTCTTTCATTAAACCCCCAATTAATTCATCCATTAGCCCATATTTCCCTATGGTTGACCCATATCTTCTTCCAATTGTATCATCTCCAATATTCCATTCGTCCCACCAATTAATTCCCATTTCACGAGCAACTTCAAGTGATGAAGTTTGTTTTTGATAAATCCAAAGTATTTCTTTGATACCAGTTTTTATCGCGGTATTTCTTAATGTTGGTATTGGGAACTCGTCTTTGGATATATCATATTCTTCCCATACTTGGGTTATGAATCTTGAATAAGCGGGTGTTCCATCTTTATATTTAGGTCTAGGATTTTCATCCCAAGAACCTTCAGACATTATCTTTGTAATATTTTCAATGTAATATTTGTCAGCTTTATTCATCTTGTTTAATTGAAATATATAAATTATTATACCAACCGAATATTTGGTCTTTGAAGATTGTTACCAATCTAAATTGTTTCATATCGATTTCCATTTCGACATACTCACTTTCATTTGGAAATCTAACCCATCTTTTTTCTTTCATCATTCAAATGTTTCAATTTTTGCGTAAATTTGTTTTAATTCTGTCCAATTACCTTTATAGGTTGTTGCCCTTACAGGTCTATTGTCAATCCAATGGTATATCTGTCCATCTTTACATCTTGGTTTATCCATAATCAATCCGTGAAACTTAAATCCTTTCAATCTTAACCAGTCTTCCGTAACACTTCTATCTTTGCTCTCTCTGGCCGTAAAGAATGTAATAATGTTTCCTTCATCATACCATTTATTAAGAATCTGTCTACTTTCCTCATAGTGTTGAGCAAATGGAAATAGTTGCGAATCTTCATTTCTAATATCTTCACAAATTGTTCCATCAATGTCAATCAAATATACTTTATTCATAGTTCTTCCAAAGAGTTTCAGTTTTGGTTTTAGGTTTATGGTTACCATCAACAGTTTTTACATCAAAATGAACTTTAATAAATCCATTATCAGTCAATCTATCATATAATTCACAATCATATCCACTAATCAATATCTTAGCTTTGGAATCAATAACAGAATCAAGGAACTTAATATGTCCATCTCTATCCATATCTTCCTTATATCTCGCATTTGTTCTGGTTGATTGTTCATAAGGGGGGTCAGCATAAATGAAACAATTTGGATATTCCTTGTATTTTTCAATCAACTTTATTCCATCAGTGTTCAACATAATTACTTTTGACAATCTATCGTGTAATTCAGGTAATCTATCAATGGCGGACAAAAAATCTGAAGTTGATTTACTCATCTTCCTTCTTACTATGTTGCTGATTGTAATTCCACCCACACCATTATGTGATGTTCTGTTTACATAAAAAAAGTAAAATGCTCTATCCAAAGTAGTTAAGTCACCTTTCAACTTATCTTTGAATTCCTTCCTTAAATCTTCGGAGAAATGAGTTAAATCACATTTGAACTTGAACTCATCGAATAAATCTTTATCCGACAAAACTTTATAAAGAGAATAAACATTTTGTTCTATATCATTGTAAATCTCAATTTCAGTTTCAGGTTTTTTCAATCCTATTGAGAAGGAACCACCGAATGGTTCTAAATAAATGTTAAAGTCATTTTGGTTGGGGAAGTGTTCTATAATGTTGTTAAACATTGTTCCTTTTCCCCCGAAATATTTTATTGGTGTATTCATTTATTCTCTAATTGATTGATGTGGTGTTGAAGATACCATAAAGCTTTCTTTAGGTCTTCTAATTCTTTTGATTGGTCTTTCTTACCAGCTCTACTAATATACTTTACAGTGTTACCCAAAGCAAATCCTAATGACCAGGCATCAATCACTTTTATCGCTTCGTAAACATTATCTGCTCCTCCATAATGGTCTGGATGATTAACACTTTCTTTCTTTTCCCAAGTTTTCATTAAGGTCTCCATTTTTGATTTTCGATTTTATTTTGATTCATATTTTTACCCATCTTTTCATAGTCCTCTACAAGTTGTTCAACGATTTTTTCTAAAACATCGACACCTTCTTCTTTTTGAGATAGGTAATGATTAAGGTGAACATCTTTAGTTTCTTTCCACCCTTTTGTGTTGGTTAAAGTTACTCTTAATTTTAATGATTCCATATTTGTATTTTGATTTTAACAATAAAAAAAGGTTCTAACTTTTGGTCAGAACCTTTCTTATTTGGATTTTAATTTCTTATAGTCCCAATAATACATTTGCTTGTTCCGCCCAAGTCCAACTGAATGAACTTTTATTAGCACCAACTGTTCTTGTTGTAACACTTGTTGCAAAAGCACTAGTACCATTCTTGAATACACTAGTTAATGTTACATTCAATGGAAGTATAGCTTGTAAGTTTGAGAAAGTCAAAACTCCATTAGCTAAATTATCTGTTGAACAAGTAGAATTCGTAGGATTTGATATAGACAAATCACCTCTACCTGCTAAAGCTGGGTCAACAAAATCAAAAAAGAATATGTTTTCAAATGTTCCTCTTGGGCAAGCTCTAAAGTCACCCAATTCAGCTTCAGGACTTCCTTTAACTGAACCATTTCTTATTGTGTGAGAAGCCAAATAAGAACCTTCAGGACCATCGATTTCTAAAGCATGGTCTGTAGCATTACCACAGATTACAATAAAGTTATTTAATGTTCCAGCCCAAGCTTGGTCAGTATCAACTGCATCGTCACCTGAAAACCATACCACAAGATTAGTTAAATTAACTGTACCACCAAAGAACTCAACACCATCATCTTGATTGCCAACGATTTCAATGTTTTCAATTGTTGTACCATTACCAACACCACCCAAAGTTAGACCATTGATTTCGTTACCATTTCCAATGTTAGCACCACCATGACGAATTGATACATATTTCAATACACCAGAGTTATCATTTACATCATTACCACCATATAAACCATTTGGGTCAGTGGTTGGAATACCTTCAATTTGAATTTCATTTGCTGAAGCTGAGATTGGTGCTTTACCTAAAATGATTACACCACCCCATAATCCTTGTACCGCAGGGTCAATATTAGGACTGATGAATAGGCCAGCACCTACTTGTTCAGGTGTGATTTCATCAGCAACAGATGTAAAGATAATTGGTCTAGTTGGTGTACCAACAGCATTGATTTTACCACCTCTTGCAATTAATAAAGCTGTGGCATTTGCTCCTGTACCTGCTTGACCTTTAATTATAGTACCAGGTTCGATTGTTAAAGTAACACCATCTAATACCGTGATTCTTCCACCCAATTCATAAACATTATTAGCAGTCCAAGTTGTGTTAGAAGTTATGTTTGATGAAACTAAGACATTAGTTGTTGCTCCTTGACAAGTTCCATCAACACAAACTTGTCCATTTGGACATACTGTATCAGCACAAGCATCCTTTTGTTTACAAGATTGTAAACTTGCTAATACAACAAAAAGTAAAATAAAAAGTTTTTTCATAAAATAGTTTTATTGGTTTATTAACTGTTAATAATTAATTTAACACAACCAATAAATCCAAATTTCAATATTACCTTATTGTTAAGTTTTTAGATTGTAGAACATAAGACATCACTTTCCTTTTAAAAAGGGGTAACATCGTCTCTTCTATTGGGACATCTTTTTCACAATGAACATAGAAAGCAGGTAGTCCATTACTAGTTGAAATAAGATGAGTAAAGAAGTTGGGGTCTTCTACTTTTTTGAAAGATGTCTTATTATCACCTTTATACTTTCTAACATTGTACTCCCAAATGTTGATTAAATTGTTAGATTTGGTATAGAAATAACCTTTCTTGGATTCAAGGTTATCTTCATTTATAATTGATATAATTTCTATTGAGTCGTATACAACTGTCCATACTGATTTAATTATATCAAAGTAATCCTGAAGTTTAGCAACACTATATTTCAGTATTTCTTGCAGTTGGGATTGTTCACCTATTGTTAGGATTGGTAAATCTTTTGTTTTTAAATCTTTGAATGTCAACTCATCATCCAATGATGTTAAGGTCTTATCAGTATATAAGATTTTGTTGTTCTTAATAATGTTTTGGACATTCGCTAAATGGAGTGTGATTTCAGTGAACATTGGGTAAACTTTCATTTCCTCTAGTTGTTTGTTCAACTTTTGAAAATAACCCAACAACACATATTGTTTCAACTCGGCATCAATAACTCCATCGAAAATCCAATTTGTATCCATCACAAACTCTATTTTATTTTTTTTCATAATCAAAATATAAATAAAGTTTTATCCAAAATAAACTAGTTCATTCTCATTATGACAAAAGTATATTTCTTACCATCAGGTGTTGTTACAGTTTGTTCATCATATCTTCCATCATAAGAAGCCATAACACCCAAACCATCACTATCTACAATATCAGTTGCAACCCCTTTTATATTAACATACTCTTTTAAATCACTACCCAATTCTTTTAACCAATCTACTGGGTCTGTTCGTCTAACAATAGATTCAACTTTTTCGTCAATCATTTCTTCACTTGGTTCAGTATCAGGTTCAATACCATCAAGTTCCTCTTGAGCTTTCTCAATGTTATCTTCTATTTCTTCAATTTCACTTTCCAAATCAGCTATTTCATCTTCATCCTCTGTTCTTTCTAATTCTTCTTGTTTTTGAGATTTTAATTCTTCCATTTCGCTGATGTAGTTCTCAAGTTGTTCTTTTCTTTCCTCTTGTTCAGTTGTTAATTCATAATCATCTTCATCGAAATATATATCAGGATTTTCACGAACATCATCGTAATACCAATCTCTCATTTCATCTCTGATTTGGTCTTTATCTAAATTATCTTCAATCAAATATTGATTAATACCATCAATACCAATATCCTCGATTAATTGTTCTTGATTCTCGATTGCGGCCTCATAAACATCATCCCAATAACCAACAGTGTATTCTTGACCCCTTAAACCAATAACTTCAAAATTGTTTAAATCACCATAAGAACGATACGATTGGGGTATAAGATAATATACATCAGCTACACCATCTTGTAATTCCTCAATTTCATTCTGTAAGTCAGTAATTCTATCATATATTTCTTCCCTTTCTTCAGAATCCATTTCCAACCCTCGACCCTCTTCAATTAATCTTTCAATTTCTTCGTTCTTAGTTTTAATTTCATTTTTAGTGTTTTCATCCATTTCATTCAAGTCACCCTCACCTACCAAATAATCGAACAAAGCATTTGCTGCCAACCCTTCATCATCAATTTTTGGATTATCCAAGTCCCATTCACCATCTTGTCGTCTCTCATCAGCATCTGCCAATTTAGCCAACTCCTCTCTTCTAATTCTCATTTTTTCGATTGGGGTATTATAATCAGTTACATAACCTTTAACCACTGTGTTACCCAAACTACTAATTTGTGTACTACTAATATTTAATCTTCCAGTAATAACGGCAACATTACCCAAATCTTTAATCGGAGTTCCACTTAAATTAACATCTCCAACAACATATAATGGTTTCCCGCCAAACTTTTTAATACCAGTAACCTTTGAGTTATATGAAGCTAACTTCAATAGTTCCTCATATTGTTTAGCAGTAATCTCATAATAGTCACCTTCATTTTGTTCTTTAAGGATTTTAATTAGGTTTTTTGCCTGACTTTCGGCTATAATAATTTTTTTCATATTCGTGTTTTACATTAATCTATAAATATAGTTTGATTTCGATATTTATAGGTATGAATATTGGTATTTATAAAATATTGAATAGGAAGAATAACAAAGTTTATATTGGTAGTTCTATCGTTTTGAACAAACGAAAATATAAACATTTTTGGATGTTACGAAAGGGTATTCATCCGAATGTATATTTACAAAAATCATACAACAAAAATGGTGAGGACACCTTTGATTTTCAAATTATTGAGTTGTGTGAAGAAAAAGATTTAATTTTGAGAGAAAACCATTATATTACTGAATATAGAGCTAATGAAATGGATTTCGGTTATAATTTGGCTTTAGTGAGTGATTCGAGAAGAAACATTTTAAGTGATGAAGTGAAAATGAAATTATCGAAACACAATCAAATTAAAAATGGTAACTTTTCGACTTATAATTTAATAAACCTTAAAACGAATATAGTAAGTACTTTTGATAACTTAAAGGATGGGGCAAAGTATTTATTAGAAAATGGATTCACCAAAGGAAGTGAAAGAAATGTTCGTCAGAAACTTTCTGTCTGTTTAAGGGGTAAATCTGTAGACAATGGAAATGGAAAATGTAATACAAAAAGACAAACTTGTTATAACCATAGATTTGAAATCATAAACACCTAAAAACAAAATCATTATGTCGTGCGGATGCAAAAACAAACCACAAGGTCAACCTGCCCCTTCAACACCACCACCTGCTAGTAGCCAAACTAGTCAGAGACAGGTGACTAACAACAACATTCAAGAGTCAATCAAAAAGGTTGTTGAGAAGTACTACAACAAAAGATAACTTCACTGAAGGGAAGGTACGAACTTTGAAGGGGACAATCAATGTCCCTTTTTTTATTTTTACTATTTAAGATAATAATTTTTTTGTTTATACATTTGATAAAAAAATTATGAAGTATATTAATAGATTCTCAAAAGAAGGTTTTGTCAACCTATTCGCTGACTTTATTGTCAAAAATGTAAACCCAAACTTTACCTCAAGATTTCAAGTTGTTGATTTTAAATCATTCTTGGTTGTTTATGGTGCAACAAACTCAGATGAAGTTTTAGATTTGAATAAATTAAGAGATTTATTTGTTGAAAAGAATCCTGATTTATTAACCTATCTTAATCTTAAACATATCAATATAATTGATTTAATAGATTATAGAGAACCACTATCCTCAAACGAATATTACTTTGAATATTACAAAAGTGATAGACCTTTATTCCACCAACAAGTAATAAATGAAGTTAATAGAGATAGTAAACAAGATTATAATAAAGAGTTTTTGAACAATATCGATTTTACAGATAAACTTGAGTTACAATTTTATTCACCATTCATACCTGGTAACCTCAAAATATTCAATACAACAAACTTTCTTTCTGTTTCTTCATCTTTTCCTTACGGATATAGTTTAAACCTCGGAAGGAGAGAATTGTATTATGGTGAATATGTTTGTAACCATTTATTCAATATGTTAGAAACAGACAAAATTACATTGAAATATAGTACTACTTTGGATAGTGAAGAGGATTTGAATATCGAGGTTATTTGCAATTCATTTTATTCACCTGAAAAAATTAAATCATTGGTACTAGATGTTTTTGATTTCAACATCAATAAGTTTTCAAATGATTATTTGAATGAATATGATATTGAAGGCGATATCATTAATCAGGTAAAAGATAAACCTTGGTTGGTTAAAGATAGAATCAAAGATTTGATTATGTTCTAAATGAAAAAACCCCACTCTAATAAAAGTGGGGTTTTATTTTTTATCGTCTTCTTTTAATTTTACATCTAGAAATCAACTGATTAACATAGTCAAGTAATTCTTCTTTTTCATCTCTACCCAAATCATTATCCTTATCGATATCATTTTCAATAGAGTAAAGTTCACCTTCAATGTCATCCAAAGTGTCTTTCATATTATCTAATTTTTCTTCATAACTCATAAAAGTATCTTCATCTTCTTTAATTACTTTTTTAACCAATCTAGTTAAATCTCTTTCTGTAAGTTTTACTATCTTTTTCATTTTTTTTGTTTTTATTCAATTTATTTTCATATAAATATCTATCAAAAAAAAAAACACTTTTATTGTAAGAACTTTTTGATAATTTCTAAGGCTTCTTCTAATTCGTTAAAATCTTCCTCTGGTGCAAACAACATTGGTATGGGTTCATCACTCTCAGATTCATCTACCAACATAAAAGCTGGAACATAATCTTGTCCTGTCAGTTCCACAAACATATCAAACTCATCAGAATATTCGTTGATATCTCTATCATAGAACTCAATGTTATTTTGAACTAACAAATCTTTGAAGTCCGTACAATGGGGACAACCTTTCATTGTATATACTATTACTAGTTTGTTATCCATTGATGATGTTATTTATAACTCCTTTTAATTCTGACTCACTAAGAATACCTGATTTAGAATAAACTTCACCACCATTACTAAAAGCTTTAATGGTTGGTACTGCACGAATACCCAACTCAACAGCATATTCACCATTATGTTCAACATTCATTGTATACATAGGTACTTCAGAACTCTCGGCAACTTTATCAAAGGTGGGTTTAAACATCTTGCAAGGGCCACACCAGCTTGCCCAAAAGTCAACAATCACTTGTTCACCACTATCAATTTTCGATTTCAATTCACTACTTGTAATTTCCATTATTTATTAAGTTTTATTAAGTTATGTAAGGTAAACTCCGCAACATTCAATCTATCAGTTGTGGTTAGAATAAATATATCTTCAGCCTTTTTTATGTAAATAAGAATACCATTTGAGTCGTACTCCACCAATCTATCAACCTCCACAATTTTACCCTCCACAACTTGTTTATTAACAAAAATCAAATGAGATTTACTTAAAAACTTATCCAAGTTTTCTTTAGAAATATTTTCATTTTTTATATATAATGAAGAGGGGATTTGTTTAAATCTTTCTTTGAATATGTCGTTAATTCTTGTTCTACTTGTCATAATATATCTAAGGTTGGGTGATAAATGTTTTTTACAGGATTATTGGTAAATGTTACTATTTTTCTTGGAGGTAACTTACTAGTTGTTCCATTATACAATTGAGCTTTGAGGTTATCCTCAACAAATATTAAATGTGACATAAATGTTTTTCCCCCATATTTAATTTCAACTTCAGGTAACTTGAATATATCATTCTCCAAAGTATAAAACATTCTGGTATCAAGTTCAATCAAAACTTTTGTCCAAGTTTCATCCAATTTTTCATTATGTCTCCCCAATGATTGGACGCGATTGAATCTAATTTTGTTAAAATTGTCTTCGATTTTATATTCAATTGTTGCTCTATTTCTCGAATTATTATCACCTTTCCTTAATGAAATAATAATTGATGCTGGTTTATCAACATACGACCTGACACAATTGGATTGATTAAAACTTTCCATATTGTATTCTTTGGTCTCATTCAATAATACAGGATAATAATCATCAATTGGTTCTTCGATATATTGTTTGAACTTTTCATCAAATATTCTTCTATATTGGGCAGAACTAAGTGAACCAATTTTTTCAGACCAAATGTAATGTTCTTCACTAAAACTATTATAATCTTTTGCTCTCCACATTACAGGTTCAAAGTTTTTTAATCTGGCTTTATAAATTATATGGTCGGTAAATGAATGAAAATTGATTTCACCCCTAACAACTAACTTAAAAATCTCAAAACAATATCTAACTTCGGTTTTTGTAAAGTCATTAATATGTAATTGTCGATTATTGATAAAGTTTTCCCAATCCATAAAGAAAGTTGTACTTTCAATTATTTCTTTAATGAAATGGTCTGGTTGGGATAATATAAAATCTTTACCAAAAAATTCTAGTGCAAACTTCAAAGATTCCGTTCCATCTGTTGATGTTACATTGTGTAATACCCTTTTTACTTTATCACCAAACAATCCGTAGAAACCCATAAAGGCATCAACAAACTTGAATTTGTGTTTTTTGAATATTTTTTTTGTAATCTGTGGAAATGTTCTGTTAAAGTACATCCAATTATTAGGAACTTTTACACCAATTCCATCTAAATATCGTTTATAAATAACATTGTCGTATCCATTGATATTCATATCAGTACCCGAAATATTTGATAGAAATATTCCTACAGCATCATTAACTTCTTTTCCTGATTGTTCAATTCTCTCAAAATCATTCAACCTCATACCTCTTATATGATTTATCCATAGTTGGACAAATGCCTGAATTGGTTTATTAGACCAATTGTTTTTTGTCAATAATTTTTTTGATTTTCGTTTAAGATGATAGTTTTTGATATGACCATTATAAAGACAATTCTGTTTAAAGTTATATGTTATAAAATGACATATTGTATCTTTCTTAAAATATTTTTTACCAGCTTGTCTACCTTTAAAATAAACAAAAAATTTCATAGATACCTTGTCTTCAGTTTTTTCAACATAAAGTGAGGTTCTTTTGAAAATAATATGGGAACATAAGTTATTATAATTTTTAACATAGGATTCCTCGTCCAAAAATGTTTTGTCATAATCAAACTCTTTTCGTAAAACTGAAGGTGTAAAAAAACCAGACAACTCAGGTGAATCAGTTTTGTGACCACCCAATAAATCTTGTTCATCTATTTCACAATAATCTTTGTAGAGTAAAGTGTGATAACTTGATATGCTGAATTCGTATAACTTTTCCATAATGAAATTATAAAAAAAAGAGGAGAGATAATCAATCTCTCCCCTCACATTTTCAATCACTACACCATAGTTTCAGCCAATGTCCAAAGTTTGGTATTCATTTGGTTTGCGGCCATAATATTTTTCAAACCTTTCAAGGATGTTTTTCTACCAGAGTTTGATTTGTAATCAACACCACCTCTGATGAACTTCTCTTGGATTACATTGAAGGTTGTCCAAAGGTCATCTTTACTATCTTCGATTCTTTGTGGTGTGATAAGTTGCTCAAGGTTTAGTGTTGAAGGAACTGAACCCATTCCCCACTTGATGATTGATGCGTTTTTAGCAAACTCAATCTTTTCACCTTCAGTCAACATTCTATCCATCATTCTATCAACTGAGTTTTGAATTAGGGGTAATTTTTTAGCGAAGCTTTCAGTCAATCTTTTTACTTCATCAGAGTCAAAACCCATATGTCTTACTGTGAATTGTTCAGCTGTAGAAGTTGGGACAACTAAACCATTAGAACACACTAATCTGAAGAGACCCGCACCTACCGTAAGGGCTGTAGTTCCGTTGTGAGAGTTTCTAACGATGGCCTCAACTAATGTGTCACCAACTGCAGGTAATTCACCATTACGGAATCTTAGTTCGTGTACACCATATGCACCTTTACCATTTTGTTTCACTGACGCAAGTTGCCATCCTTCGTTGGTGAAATTTTCCATCAATTCGATTGTTGGAACGAATGAATACTTGTTTGACATTTTAGGGTCAGCAGAAGTGGAGAAGATTGCAGGAGCGATTGTTTTGATGTCTTGGATTGTCATATCTTTATATTTTTTAGTGGTGATTGATTGATAAATCAAAGATACAACGAGGTTTTCAAATTTCCAAATCTAATTCAAAGAAATTAATCCATATTTTGTTTTTTGGAAGACACCATTGGTTAATAACACATTCACATCAGGTTTTACTTTCTTAATGTCAACCACAATTTCAATCAATTGTTTTTGAGTTAAAACAATGTCCTCACCATTGTCAAGGTTCTTATAACATTGTTCCTCCACCTTTTTATAAAAAACTTCTTTGAGTTCGTTACCAATCAAATCAATTAGTTCGTTGGGATTGTTCTCAAAGAAGTTTATAAAGTTCTTAATGTATATTTCAACATCAATATTCATAGATATAATATTTTTTACATTACATAATAAAAACCATCACCCTGGTCCATCATTTTTTCTTTCAGTACTTCAGGTATTTTGATATTTGGATTCGAACCTTTAAGATTAACAAAAGATAAGTTTTCCAAACCATTGATTGACTCAGGTAATGATACTAATTGTTTGTTATCAGGTAAAGAAAGAAAACTCAATTCTTTCAAGTTTCCAATACTATCTGGTAATGATTTACATATGTTTTGTAAAACCAAAGCATCCAAACTTTTGAATCTACCCAAAGTTTCAGGTACATCTAAGGCTATTGGTGTTTGAGATGTATTGTTAATCATTAAATGTTCAATATCAGTTGGAAGATTTGCGAATAAGTCGTCAAAACCATATAATGCAACATATTTACCTGCTGAGCTATTTGGATAAACTATTTCCACTTTCTTTCCACCTTTAGTTGCTAAACCTTTTGCAAACTCACCTCTAAAAAACTCTTTTAATTCAGGGGCTTTTTCATTCAAAAACTTAACCAAATCAATTTGTCTATCGTGTCTATCCATAAATTGACTCGAAGGGAAATGGAACTGATATCTTTCTTCAGGTAATCCTGTTCTTTTACCAACTTGACCATTGTCATTCTGTGGGAATACAACATAAAGAGGACCATCCTTGATATATCTTTCAAACCAAGTTAGACCAGGTGCTGATGTACACCAGTCAGATTCACCCTCTCTATAATCCTTATAGCCTCCATAATAAATTGCAGCGTCTTTACTAGTTGGATTGTTACCTTCAACTTTAATCAATACCCAATCACTTCCTTCAAAAATAATATCACCACCAGCGTGTTTCAATCCTTCTCTAGTTTTCTTTGCTTGTTTTTTCTCAAGTTCTTTCTGTTTCTTTTCAGGTAACTTGAAGTTAGCAAATATATCTTTCAATTGAGCTGGTGTCAATTTATTGATGTCCCTTTGGTTTTCAGGTAAATATTGTTTTACTTTTTCGAAAAATTGAAGTTGTTCAGTCATCTTGAACAAATCTTCCAAATACAATTCTCTATAACTTTTGATTGCATTTTTGAACTCTTTAGATTGGGGGTCTAAAGCTTTCATTTCGTCAGTCATAGTTGGTACTGCGAAGTTTTTCAACATCCATTGTGTAAACTTACCAACTTTAACTTTATCCATATCATCAATCGATGCCCCATC